AATCAGGGAAAGTCCTGACTTGCCAAGAGTACCTTTATATAGTTCAGTTGCTTTCAACATTAGGTGAGTATATTCAGCGGTACCTTTTTCAAGCTTCTTTCTAATTATAGTTTGGTAGTACGGGATTTCAGCGTATACTTTTTTTGAATTTATTACATGTACAGTCTGACCCTCTTGGAAATTATCGAGTCGACCATAACGTACTTTATTAGCATTTATTCCTTCGGGGCTAAATACTAATAGAGCGAGGATGAGTGTTAATTTATGAATCATTTGAAAAAAGGGGCTAAAGTAGCGTTACTTGGTGAAAATTATTTTCCCCCTCTGAGCGAGTCTCATATGTCCAATAGACGGGGAAGGGCTATAGAGAGGGTGATGAGCGCGATTTTTAAATATAAACCGTCTGTAGTGTATGTATGTCCTACCAAAGGTGTCAATATAAACATTTTGCCAATGTTGTTATTAAATAATATACGCTTCAGACTCGTATTTCCTTCTAGACATTTCTTTAGTTTGTTAAATGGAGACGAAAAATTAATTTTAGAAGCAGCATCTCAGAAAGCTGATAAACTAATTATTTTAAGTGAGGAAAAATGTGACCCTATGAGGTGGTCAGATGATTGGTATAAAGGAACAAAAAAAGCTGTAGACAATGCTGATTGGGTGATGATTGTCCATAATACCTTGTGTGAAGACAAGGGTTTTAATGACCTTGTGTTAAAATTTAATAAAAACCCTAAGCCTTGTTTGGCAGTTGCGCTTGATGAGGAAGAGTAAGGTCTTCAAATTTATCCCCATACATTTCACAAAAAGCTTTACGGCTACTATTCCATTCTTCACTCATAGCTCCTTCTCCGGGAGAGTTATGTAAAATCATAATAGGAACGACTTTATTCTGTTTTCCTTTCTTCTTAGCTTGATAGCTGTAGTACATGTCGTAGTAATCCCAATCACTATCGAATTCTTTTGGTTTTTTAATATTAATACTATTGAGCGTTGAGCCTTGCGCAACCATGAATAGTCCGTCTACTACTTCCACTTCGCCATAACCTCCATAATACGTAGGGTAACATTCTTTTAAAGACTCTCCGTGCCATACACATCCTCGCAAGAAAGATTCTGGGTGAGGGAACTCTTTACCTAAACCATGCCACCAACAACCTGTTTTATTTAATCTTTTAGGTCCAGCAACTCCTAAAAAGCCAGTGCCTTTGTCCATGTAGTTATCAATAACCGAGTTAAATTGGTCCGGCTGCATTAACACCTCAATATCATCATGGCACATAATAACTAAATCTTTAGCCATAACTTTATGCTCTTTTAATGCTTTATAGTATGCATCGAAAATAGATTTTTCTCCCACAAGATAATGAACTTCCCAACCAGATTTTTCTAAAAATACTTTAATAGGACGGTCCTTCTCTTCACGAGTTGGTATAAAGGCGAGTTTCCGCATGTCTATATAATAGTAACTGACCCATGAATCCTGATGAATTAAAACAAGAAATTGAAAAATGTCGTAATGACGCGGCTTATTTTATTAAAAATTATGTTTATATAACACACCCCGTTCGCGGGCGCGTGAAGTTTGATTTGTATAGATTCCAAGAACGTATTATCAATGAGTTTGGAAGCCACAGATTTAACCTTATGCGTAAGTTTAGACAGGCCGGTGCAACTACAATATGTGCAGCGTACGCTTTATGGTATATTATATTCAATGAAGATAAAAACGTAATGGTTGTTTCTATCGGTGACCGTGAGTCCCGAGATTTTCTAGACCGTGCAGTTAGTATGTACGATGATTTACCTAAGTGGTTACAGCCAAAGGAGATAGAGAGAAACAAACACGTTCTAAAACTATCAACAGGAAGTAAGATAAAATCTCAACCGGCTGGAGCCGGGCGTGGCGAATCAGTATCACTGTTGATTGTGGATGAAGCCGCATTCATCGATAAAATGACGGAGTTCTGGATGGCTATTTACCCTACGATTTCTACAGGTGGTTCTGCTTTTATTCTCTCTACGGTTAACGGTATGGCAAATCTTTATTATGAACTATACCACGATGCAGAACTTGGGAAAAATAATTTTCATGTAATTAATATTCATTGGAGAGAGCACCCTGAGTATACTGAGGAATGGGCTGAGGAAACACGTAGTAACGTAGGAGAACGGGCATGGTTACAGGAATATGAGGGAGAGTTTTTAGGAACCGGTGAAACCTTTATTGACGGGGGGACGCTTCAACAAGTAAAACGACAAACAAATTCGTCTTTTTACAGCAAACACTACAATATGATGCGGGTTTGGCAGGACCCAGAACCTTACCACACGTACCTTATTGCCGCGGACACATCTTTCGGTAGAGACCGAGACTACTCAGCATTCCACATTATAAATTTATATGACGGAACGCAAGTAGCCGAATTTTATAGCAACCGAATAGGATTGAATGAATTTGCTAAGATTATGGTTCAGGAAGGGCTTAGGTATAATACTGCTTTTATTTGTCCTGAGAGAAATGGGTTAGGTCTCGCTCTCATCGAACAACTGTTTGAAGTGCATGAATATGAAAATATGTGGACAGATGACCGAGGGGAGATGGGATATCTTGTAAATAACAAAAATAGAGATATGCTTTTAAATACTTTGCAAGAAAATTTAAAAACTCAAAAAATAAAGATTAATTCAGAGAGAACTTTTAAGGAGTTAACGACTTTTATAATTAGTAAAACTGGAAAGATTCAAGCAGAAGATGGTTTTGCAGATGATTTAGTTATGAGCATGGCGATAGGAGCAAGTTTAATGGAAGATATTATAGGAAAAAGTCCAGTTCCTATCGTGCGAGGCGATTTAGTAGAACCTTCTGGAAGAAATTTAACAGCACCCGGTTATTCCAGGGGTACATATAATACAGAGTTTGAGAACTATAGAAAATGGATTTAAACGAATACGATGAAAAAAACCCAGAAAATCTAGAAGAAACTAATCTAGATGAGAATGCAGGTTATACTGCATTCCCAGGCTCCAATACCATGGGAGAAGGTCCCCCTTTATCGGGAAGATTTGCGGCGTTTTTTAAGTCGTTTTTTACCACTAAAAAGAAACGTGGTAGACCTGCTGCGAAAAACCCTTATCAAGGGGACGTAGTAAAAAATGCGGAAGGAGAAGGTGACCAAAATATAGCAGGCGCCAGTATGGGAATTGTTAAAGGGGCTGCTAGACTTCCAGCAATTGAATATGAACGCCGACGTCGTTACCATGATTATGAAAAAATGGACGAATATCCGGAAATTGGAGCGGCTTTAGATATTTATGCTGATGATGCTACCCAAACCCATTTAGATGGGGAAATGGTTCTTGTGGAAACCGAAGACCAGCGAGTAAAAGATGCGGTCTTAGATTTTGTCGAAGTCACTGATTTGGACAAATATCTATGGGATATTATTCGAAACATGTGTAAGTACGGCGACTGCTTTGTAGAAAACATCGTGGATATGAATAACCCGGACGCAGGTATACAACGCCTTAAAATATTGAACCCGGTATACATTTATCGTAAGGAAGACCGTTACGGGTATCTACAAGGTTTTATACAAGAGGTCCCAGCTTCAACTGCAGAGACTCAACAATACACTAGTATGGGTCGCTACAATAAAAAAAGCACTATACAGTTAGACCGTAACCAGTTAGTTCATTTCAGGCTGCATACATCTGATTCTAATTATTATCCTTATGGAAAATCCATTTGTGCTCCAGGGGTAAGAGCGTGGAAATCTTTGCGTATGATGGAAGACGCAATGCTCATCTATCGTTTGCATAGAGCTCCAGAACGTCGTATCTTCTATATTGATACCGGGAACCTCCCTCAGACTAAAGTAGAAATGTTCATGGAACGTATCAAGGCTAAGTTCAAGAAAGAAAAATTCTTCAACAATGATAGCATGAATGCAGATGAAAGGTATAACCCATTAGCCGCAGAGGAAGACTTCTTCATACCTCTTAAAAACGGTCAAGGAACTAAAATAGAAACGTTACCTGGCGCTCAAAATTTAGGGGAAATTGACGATGTTCGTTATTTCCGTGATAAAGTACTTGCTTCTATGAAAATCCCTAAAGATTTTATCGTAGAAAAAGACAAGTCTCCAGAAAGAAAGGCGAACCTATCTCAACTAGATGCTAAATTTGCAAAAGCGGTAATGCGTGTGCAACGTGATACTGAAGTTTGCTTGGAAACATTAATAAAACGTCATTTAGAGCTTAGAGCTTTTCCTAAGCCCCTTATCAACACTTTGAAAATTAAGCTGGCTCCTCCTTCTGATTTAAACGAAAAAAGAAAATTAGAACTAGCGGAACAAAAAACAAGAGTTGTACAAGCTGTAAAAGGACTAATGCTATTCTCCGATGAATACATTTATAAAAACTTCTATCAAATGAATAACTTAGAGATAGAAGAACTAAAATCTCAAAAAGAAACTGAGCAGCGTGAAGCTGCGCCGCCCCCGGGACAAGAACTCGGACAAGCGCCTGGACAAGCTCCTGGAATGCCGCCTGAAGGTGGTGCACCACCCCCTGCTGACCAAGGAGGCGCGTAATTTTTAAAATATGCCTTTTTAGGGACTCTATATAATTTAGACCAATGAAATTCAAGAATCTATTTAACTCTCGTAATAAAAATTTTGCTCGTATTAATGAAGCAGGCGATTATTTAGGTCGCAGACTTCGCGAGAACCTTGTCATCTTTGATATGGATGACACCAACGGTAGTGTTACGTTTATAAGCGAAAACAATCATCTCATATCTTGCAAGTACAAAGAAACTAAAGGACGT